ATCCTTCCGCGTGGGAATTATTTCCGACCGCCTCCGTTTTTGAGCCTTCCGCATGGGAATAATCGCCGGACGCCTGTGTTTCATTCCCTTCGGCGTGTGACGCTACACCATCAGCCACAGTAATACGCCCTTCTGCATGCGAATTATCCTTGTTTGCATGGGTTTGGAATCCTTCCGCATGAGAATTAACACCGACCGCCTCCGTTTCTTGGCCTTCCGCATGAGAATTTACACCCCTTGCGTTATTAAGTAGTCCTTCTGCATGAGAATTTACACCGACCGCCTCCGTTTCTTGGCCTTCCGCATGAGCATTCGCGGCTCCGGCCATTGTTTCCTGTCCTTCTGCATGCGAATTATCCTTGTTTGCATGGGTTTGGAATCCTTCCGCGTGGGAATTATTTCCGACCGCCTCCGTTTTTGAGCCTTCCGCATGAGAATTAACACCGGGCGCTGTATTATTAGCATAATCATTAAACACTTCACCGCCTCCTTTAGAAACGCCTATAAAAATAGGTGTAAAATTCCATGCTGTACCGTTTGTACTTGTTAATATACCAAGTCGATTAACAGTAATAGCTGTATTTCCCGAATTTTTAAAATTCGTATAAGTACCTACTTCGGTGGTAATATAGAATGAATTTCCTTCTACCACAACGGGAACCGTACTTTTTGTAGCAATGCCTAAGAATTGATACTCTGGTCCCAATTTGTCCACCATTGATAATAAAACCGCCTGAAGTACATTTCCGGTTATCTCATAATTGCCGTTTTCCTTGATAACAGCTTTTATACTCTCTTTGATTTGGTCGTATGCCATAACTTTTAATTTTAGAGGTTATTAAATTCGTTTTCGTTTGGCTTAATATTAAAGTCGTTATTAAAGTCGTTATTAAAGTCGCCACGAAAGACGCTACCTAATTTCTTAACAACTGTATTAGTTTGGAACTCAATTTCTACGGAGGCTAAATCGCCTTGCGTTTCCCATTTTGGCGTAAATAGGAACGTATCACATTTATATAAACGTCCGAAACTATCCCTTATACTAATATGGTCACTTAACCGGATTAAACGCATAACATCGCAAAGGTATTCCGGCGCAAGGATATTAAACCGATATACTTTTTCCGAAAGTTGTTTAATCGGAAAGAAATAACCGTCCCTTTCTTCGCCTTCTTCCTCAAATGTATAATCCGGCTTTCCTATTTCAGTACAGAAATAAACGCGGTTTCTGAACGTCGGGTTTCTATATACAATTATGCCGGCGTCACAATATAGCGTATCATCATCGTACCACTCTATTGATAGATAATTTTCAGAATCATTTATTATCGTAAATATGTCCGAATACCATGTATTAACGCCATCATTTAAAACGGCATAATACATTCCTATCGGTATTTTTTCCTGCAAGGGGAAATAAGCCGGATACACAATAACCTCCATTTTATCGGTATTTTCCGGCTTTGCTAATTGTAAGCCAGTTAGAACCATTTGTTCCGTTATATCCAAAACGAAAACCCCGTCTTTAGTATATAACTTAACGTTAGGGTTAAATACATCGTTTGGATTCCTCAATATCTGAAAGGGCAAAAGACTATGCGCAGGAGTAAATAACGGGTATATATTCCCGTAAGCATAACTTTTCCGGCTGTTTTGTTCGTCTATATTGTCGTACCACGGCAATACACTCAAATTATTATTTTCGTTCATATCTCCTCCGTATTAAATTTTAATTCGGCTTCCGCTGACCTACTCGACAAATTTACAGATAATTTGCTAATCTGACCATTTCCGACAAATGTTTTTATAATTCCGTTCGGGTTTATATCATCTTGCCCAATAGGGAATACTACTGTTTGTTTTTTCTTTCGTTCTATTCCCTTAACCGTGATTTCTTTTTCGTTGATTCTCGCCCGACGCGCTGGTAAATCATATATCCAGTATGTAGGCTGTAAATTCACAAAAGCAAGAAAGCCGTTTTGAAGCTCTGAAATCACATTATCAAACATTAAACTAACAAATGGTACTTTATATTGCCCGTCTACTAAGTTAGCCGCAAATATTGCGAAGCCGTCTTGACTTATATTATCAGGATTGCAAAGCATATAATCTATATCGGAAGTAAAATTAGACACCGTTATATCTTCTTTCTTATCCGCTTCTACATACTTACTTAATATCTCTATCGGATACCCGTTAAAAACTTTAGTGCAGTCGTCCATCCAAGAAAATTCATACCGTGAAGACATTTCCGGCTTATCAAACTTATACGAAGATTGGCCGAACGCAATCGGTTTATAATTCCGCTTGTTGGCGATTTGCGTTAAATCTAAAGCCGTCTCCGGCGATAAAACGTAACTACCACCGTTTTTAAAGTATAAAATATGCTCTATTCTTAATTTATCGTCCTCTATAAACCAATACAATTTATACGTATTTGCTAACATAGACATAATTTGCTGAAACGTAGTAGGTGCCTTTTGTGCCGGTGTATTATATATCCCGTTTATTATGTTAGATTTCGGCGTTATTAATAACGTCTGATTCGAGGTTCCTGTTATCGGGTTTGTCGTACCGTATAAAAATTCACTGTATTCACTCGTAGGCAAATGAGTAACGCCCGGCGCAATCTGACCCAACAAAACGGATATAACACTCCATAGTGGGAAATTGTCGGGCACTATATATTCTTTACGTCCGGACTTCTCGAAAATACTATCCCATACCGAAGAACTAAACCAAACGGATGTATTTAGCCATTTACTTTGCCCTAAAGGGTACATTTTGGCTAATGTAATAAGCACTGGAGGCGCGAAATATTGCCCCCATCCCGTTTTACCGTATTCCGTTGGCGTGTCTGAATAACGATTTGAGATATAAGCTATATCTACATCATACCCGATTGCATGAGTATAATTTTTATTATTCCCTACAAAATCATCCGTAGGAATCGGCTGCGTTGTATTGCCTGATATTGTTTCTACATCGCATATTAAACGGGCATATATACTATAAGAATACATATAGCCCTTTAATGTGCCTACCATTCCACTACCTTCTTCCGGCGTAAGCGTAAATTCTAAGGTATCTAATATTGGAGTACTGCCGTGTATGTCTTTCTCAAAATAATATAGCCTCATATTATCCGTGGTCCGGACTAATGCTATTGCAACCCTATTAGTTAACGGTCCTATTTCGCTATATCGTATGTGCAACCGATAAGTATTCAAATAAGGGTGTGACAAATCACCTTCATAAAAAACCGGAGTCGCGTCGTCAGGGTCTAATATCTGCATATTCCCGACATAATTACGGGCTAAATCTTCTAAAGCACCCCCTTCGGCGGACAAATCTATTTCCTTTAATAGCTGTGTGAAATAAAACCAATACTTAGTTTTTAAATCGCTTCTATTGTCCACCGCCGTTAATACGTCCTGCTCCCACGACATCCCCGATATAAAACATGAAATCTTATCATCGCCGGGAAGGTAGACTTGAATAATCGGGCGTTTTGTGATAGTTAGGCTTTCGATTTCCGGCGTTAAGGGAATTAAATCGTATTCCTTCTCTAATCCGGCTAATATATCGTTATACTCATCGAATACGTCGGGTTTAACCTCTACTGTCATATCGTCTAAACTTATGGTACAGTCGGTTTGCATGAATTTTCCCGACCAATATTTCTCCCAACTTAACCCCAAATCGTTAGATTTAATGATAGTGACATAATACACCGTAGAGAAATCACACGCCATTATAAATCTATAATCGTCAAAAGTGTAAGTTAACTTTCCGCTTAACTTTTTCCTATAAAATTGCTGCGAAGTCTCTAACTCATACTCTAAGCTTAAATCGTCTTTATATACCGGCTTTGTGTATTTGAATGATGCTTTTAAAACGGCCTTATTTCCGTCCCTTCTTTGCGATACGACTATGATTTGACAACCGTCCGGTACATCTACCGTTAAATTGAAGTTTGCATCTGAAATGGCGGTTCCGCTCCCTTTCATAAACTTTTGTAGATGTACATCAAAATACATTGCATATCCTTGCCGCAAACGGTTATAAGAACCTATAATGTTTATACGCATTCCGGCTGACACCGGAAAAACGTATAAATCGCTGTACATATCAGTAATCACGCTACCGCCCGCGCTTATGGAGCTATCTTTAATAACATATAACGGCTCCATTTCGGTTAATTCGGGGTTATATCCGTATTCTTGATAATCTACCGAAAGCAAGAATTTATATATAGGGTTTATCATCTTAATTTCCTTGTTAAGTTCTTATATTCAATTATAATTCTCCCGTCTTTATCTAAGTATGTACGCCTTTCGCCTTGTTTCTTTATTGCGTTTACGTCCCTTTCTAATTTGCTTAAATCCGCACCGGAACTGGCACCAATAGAAATCAGGTCTGCCCCTTTGTATGCGTTTAGATACTTATGCGCAAACGTCCCGTTATTCATAGAGTTTATCACGTCCGGAATATATCGACGGAAACGGCGCGAATTTCGTTTGTTTATCACGGCAAAAAATTCGCCGCCTTCTGCCCTGCGTCGTGTACCATCCGGTTTTTGCCCTAAATCTATATCGTTTCCGGATTGATGGCTACCACCTTGCAAAAGTTCAACAGTTCCTTCGCCATACGTTTCAGTACCTGAATTTTTCGCCATTTGTGCAGCCTTTATCTTAGATGCAGCAAAGCTTCCCCACATTACAGCAATAGCCGGAATCGCGCCCCATATACCCAACTGCCGCCAGATTAATGCGGTTGCCGTCACAAGCGAGCTAATTTGCTGTGCTGTGTCTATTGCTTGCTGCTGACGTTGTGCCTTTTGTTGCTCTTTCAAGGCTTTTTGTTCGTTCTTTTTGGCGTCTTCTAATTCTTTTTGTGCATAAGCTACATTTGATGCGTATCCGTTTGCCCTTGCTTGTAATTCGGCCTCTAATGCCGTTTGCGCGGATTCTACTTCCTTTTGTGCCGCTTCTACCGCCCTATTTGCCGCATCAACTTTAGCCTGCGCCAACGTATTCAACGCCTCTATGGCATAAGACACAGAAGTATTTATTGCTTCCTTTTGGTCATCATTCAGATTAAGCCCTAAAATACTATATATATCCTGCGTTTTATCTTTCTTTTTTGATTCCTCGATTTGCTGGTTTATTCGTCCTATTTGGTTTTCTATCGTTTGTACCTCAACATCAGACATTTTAACCGCTGCCTGCTGATTTAATTCTAAAATCTTATTTAGCCTGTCTTTTTCAGCTTGCAGCCGGAATTGTGTTTTCTTTTCTTCCGTTGTCTTTAGTAAATCAAACTCGCTTTGTGCAAGTGCCTGTCGTTGGTCAAAAATACGCAGTTCCGCTTGTATCTGCTTGTCGGCGTATTCCTGAATTAGATCCGTTCTTTGTGTATCGAATCCGGCATTTATCGCGGCGGTATCTTGTCTCTGTCCGGCAGGCTTCTGTTGGTTTTGGAGTTGCGCTGTTTGGCGTTCATTTTCCAAAAGTTCCAACCTTAAAGCCTTTTCTTCCTGTGTGCCCGCTTTAATGGCTTGTAGGCGCAATTCAATACTTTGCTTTTGTAGTTGCAATTCTTGCAACTGTCGCTGCTGCTCTATCTTTAGCAAATCATTCGTTAACCGTTGCTCCAGCACCAATATAGTAGCATTTATAGTTTCCTTTTCTGATTCTGTGATACTTTTTTCGGTCTCTAATTGGTGCGTTAAATCTTCTATTTGGCGTTTATATTGGTATTCTGTTTGCTTACGCCTTTTTTCCCATTCGTCGGCCTCTAATTGTAGCTGTGCATCTTGTAATTTTCTTGTAGCCTCTAAATTTCTTTTATAGGCCGCCTCCACTTGCTTTGCTTGCTTATTCGTATCAGTACCGCCAGTTTTAACCGAGGGCGTTTTAGTCGTTACCGCAGCCGTCGTTTTCGTTGATGTGCCCGGCGTACCCACATTAACCGGAATGGTTAACGGTGGTATCTTCTTTTGCATCCGGTTTATGCCATTATTAAGGCTTTCCGCAACATCTTTTATCTCTTTATTGATTAGGTCGCTAAAGGCTGTCCCGAACTCCGTAAAGCCTTCCTTTACCCCGTCCCAATCTAAAGAGAATGCAGATTTGAATATTTTTCCGGCGGCTTGTATCATATCTATTAAAGCCCCGAAAAGATTCCCTATCGTGTTAAATACCGTCTTAAAGACTTCCGGAAGAGCCACTACAAACGCTCTAAATAGATTGCTTTCATTGTATAGCTCAATGAAATAATTTATCAAAGAAACGACACCTTTTATCAAGGCCGTTAAGCCCTGATTAATGAACACCTTTATAGAGGTTGTAAAGCCCTCAAAGCTGCCACCCGTAGCATCAAACAAACCTGCTAAAGCGTTTTGTAGTTCAATCTCGCTTTGTAGTTGTTCTTCTTGCAACCGCCCTAATTCGCCGGCCTTGCTTTTTACCGTATCTAAATCGGTAGATATATCTTTTAATGTCCGAAGGTATTGTAACCCTGCATCCTCGCCGGGACCGCCGAAAATATCCGCTATTGCCGTTCCCACACTTTGTGCGCTGTCCGGCAATTCGGCCAACTTTGCGGAAACTTCCTGCATTACCTGAAACGTTGTCTTTGCGCCGGTCTGCAAGTCCTTTTGTACTTGTGTGGATGAAATGCCGATTCCATCAAGCGCGGCAGCGGTTGCCGTTGTCATTTCGCGTAACCGCAAATTACCCTCCTTTATAGCGTCTACTCCCTTATCAGAGAAAATACCGGCCTTATTGGTTTCGGCTACAATAGCTACAAACTGACTTGCGGATATTCCGGCCTCCTTAAAATACGCAGGATATTCTTTCAACGTATTTAAAAACTCGCCGTTTGCATCCCCACCCGCTATAAAACCGTCTTGTATTAATTGTATTGCTTCGTCTGCTGATATACCGAATTGTTTCGCTAAAGCATTTGCGGAAATAAGCGTTTCTTTGAAATCAGCGTTAAAAGTGTCGGCTACTGCTTGCACTTGATTTCGGAACGCCTTTAAATCATCGCCGCTTTTTCCCGTAAATTGTTGGGTTAATCTTGTAGCCTCTACTAATCCGGCGTTATAATCGTACCAAACCTTAAACGCCACACCGGCTCCGGCGATTCCGGCTATTGCTAAAAATACGGGATTTGTCATTAAAGACATTAGGGTGTTTCCTAAAGCCTTTGCGCCGTCGGACATTGCGGCAAACACCTCCTTACTTTCATTGCCGCCACGGCCTAAAGCTAAAAGACTCTCCCCAAAAGCATTATTAAGCCCTAAAGCCTCTTTTAGCCTATCCGCATACGAAATAATTGCGTCGGAAGCCTCCGTATAATTACCAACGTTGAGATTGGTTTTGCCGGTGGACTTCTGATACTCATTCATAGCTTTATATAGTTCACGGGTTTTTGTTATAAGCCCCTCTTTTGCTTCGGCCTCCTCGCGTTCGGCCTTGGTCATATTGTTAAGGTAGATTTTATTCAATGAATACTGCGCCGACAAACGATTATAACTACCTTCTGCGGACTGATTCAGCTTTATAACAAGTTTGTTTATTTGGTTGGCTTCTGTCTTTGCGAGATTAAGCTCCGCAATTTTTTTAGCCGTTTCACTTTCAGCGAAAGCAAGTTCTTTTTGTGCTCTTGCTAACCGGTCTGCATCGTCCGCGCTCTTTTTCGTTTTCTTTCGTCCGTCTTCTGTCGCGCCGGATACCTTTTCCAATTCTTTGGTTAACTGTATTGCTTCCGTCCGGATATTCTTTAATGCGTTCGTATATGTATCCGAAAGTTCATCGAGTTGTTTTATAAGCTCTGTTATTGAATTGTCAGGGCTTACCAAATCGGAGTATTTAATTGCGTCGTTATCTGCCATGATTCTATAATTTTAATTTTGCTCAAATTTTAAATATAAGACGTGTTTTCATTAATAAGGTAGTATCACCCCACAACAAAGATAAAAACGCCCCTATCGCGATTATTTCGCCTTACTTCGGCGTTTTAAGTCTTTGACCATCTCCTTAATGTATTCAAAAGCGTTATAATATGCCAGTACTGACATGTTTTTCGGGTCTGTATGTAAATGCTGCGACAACATTAAGCACATCTTTTCAAACTGTTTATCTTGCTCTATCTCTACACTATCGGAACCGGAAAACGATTTAGGATTAAAGTACGTTATTAACTCTGCCGTTATATCGTCTATTTCCTTTTCTCTCTCTGGCTTGCTTCCACCGTCTATAATGGTTTGTAGTATTAGAACTGTACGCCGCTTTAATTGGTCATAATATTCTTTTACCGTTGCATCATCGAATAAACGGGGGAAATATATTTGCAGCTCCCTATCTATTTTTTTTTTGACCGCTTCGATTGAGGCGGCTAAATCCTTATACTGGACATCGGCGAACATATCCACTATCTTTTTTAACCCCTCATCTGAAAGGTCGTCACATGGTTTGCCGTCTATGCTTTTAACCAATACGGCAAAGGCCAAATTTCGCGGCGATACGCCCGATTGAATAAAGTACACATTTTGGCGTATATTTTCAAGCTCTGTAATAGCCTGCTTATTGTCATTCTTTGCCAAAAAGGCGGCAATACGCGAAATATGCCTATCAAAATCCGCTATATCCGAACCTATACCGGCATCGACTAAAAGCATTTTATTATACTTGTGGAATCGTGTAACCGGAAGATTTTCTATATCATCGTAAACCTCAATAGTTTTACCGGCTAATTTTAATGTTTTCATAACATTTTACGTGTTAATGCGGTTGAAAATACGGGGATTAAAAGGAAATAACCCTCCCCTAACATTATAGCAAATAAGACAGCGAAAAAACACCCCGTCCACCATGAGAGGCAGAAATTACAATGAAACATTTCACTAAAGAAATCATTTCCATGTACCTGCACATATTCAATAACACCCCATTTTTGCAAAAGCAAAAGAACAAAAGCGGAGGCAAACGCTACTAATAGCGTTACCACCGAAAACACACCTACAAACAAAAACAAATTTATCATAACTCTATATTATACATGTTTCAGTAACCTCCATAATGCCCTCAAATCTGAATCCCCCATAAGGAGCCATTAAAAATTGATTATCCACTTCATCCAACGAAAACCCCCTATATATGTTTTCTGCAAGCTCGTAGATTCTATTTATTTCTATCCGGCCATCCTTTAGCCAAAAACCGCCGTTTAAGACATCTAATATATCGCGCTTAATCCTTTCTTTGTTCCGCGTATTGGGGTCATTGAATACCGTGCGATAATCAAACCATACAATAAGGGAAAAAGGGCTTTTTAGCCCTATTGACTGTTTCGGTGTCCAATCTACCGTCTGCGGGTCGTCAATCCAAAAAAAGGAAAAGTTCCCTATTCCTGCATCAGGCGTTACTTCCTGATATTCATTTCCACCTATATAAATATTCGGTGTATATATCTTCTTTTGGTTTGCGCCGTATTTAACAAGCCTTTCCGCACGTCCGAAAGCCTTATCTAACCACCCCAAATTGTCCGTTAATCCGGTCTGAATGTTATTAATAACAACGTCTAATAATTCGGGTGCCTTAATTATTGGCGCTCTTGTATTATTTCCCATATATGTACTCCTTTGTTTTAGCTTTTAATTCGGGATATATATACGCCCAAATCAATATGATTTTATTTTCTTCCGTAAGTCCTAATATTTGCCGCCCGTAACGCTGTATTAAATCCTCTGTTTTCCAATCTGCCGCCTTTATCGTGAATTGTTGCGTATCGGCTTCCACATAAAAGGACTGCTCAAAGTCGCCCTCATCCCGCAATGTTACGCGGTTGTACGGTTGGCCTTTCTCCTTTTTAATTTCAATCGTTAAGGGGCTATAAGGTGCGTAATCCATGATATTCACGCCTAAGCGGTTTATACCCTGTTCATATAATTGGTCTTCGGAGTTCATATCTGTTATTACGTACTCGTTTTCCAATATTATAGACTGAATCAACCGCCCCGACTGGAGTAACTCGTTAAACTCTGTCACACGTTGGCGCAAATTATCAATTAGTTTCATACGGCCTTATATCTCACCCCTCTATTATTGCAGGACAAACAAACGCGGTCCAACCCTTGCGTATCTAATTTTAATGCCTCATAGGCTTTTTTCAACTGATACCCCAAACCGCCCGGGCGAACCCCCGACGTATTCCCATCAAGTTCATACAAAATATCTGTACGCGTCGCATTTGATTGGTACCGATTAACTCGTACATTAGGATTCATAGCTAAAGCGCGTAAAGCTATTACGGCTACTTGCTTTTGGATTACGTCCTGGAATATCTGCCGTTGTGATATAATGAAGTCCGTTAAATCACAACCGACCGTTATTTCACAGTTTAACCCGTAATTCTGCGTGTTGGTGTACATTGTATATGCTATATCCCACAATTCCGGATATTCCGCGAATGTTTCCGGCGCATTGTACATAAACGGCGTAACTTGCAAATATTTCGTTAACTCTCGCCATACTTCCACCGACCCAATATTACAAGTTCCGCAAGGCTCACGGCTCCAGTCTTTAGATACGTTTATAGCTTCCATTCCTTGCGGTAATTCGTCCTGATTATAACAAAGGAACCAACTGCCACCGGAATTATTATCTTTGCTAATATACGGTAAAAAGCAGTCTTCCAAAGTAAACCATTGAAAGCCGCCGTTTTTAACCTGAAAATCTAAATCAAAAGTTTTTATCGGGTCTATTTGGGAAGAGTGGAAAAGATACATTTTTACTATGCCCGTTCCGCCGGTCATTTGCAACCCGATTTTTTCTATTTTGGCAGTCACACCTAAAGCCCGAACCGGAACGATTTCAAAGCCTACCAGTTTATGCGTATTTTGCAACGTTGCGCGAATACGGCCTGCACCATCAAAGAAAGTGCGTCTTTCTAATAGATTGCGCGTTTCCTTATCAAGCTGTTTTATTTGGGTAAATGTTTGTATCGCCGTTGCAATACCATTACGCGTCACTCTCTCCAAAAAATCCGATAATATATTATAGGGCTTCCAAAATAATACACTCTCGCCGGGTATCTCATTTGTATTATTATCCCTTATTGACTCCCAGTATAATTCATCGTCATTCCCGTTAAGGTCATACCGCACAATGGTACCGGCAGAATATGTTTCCCTACTATTCCATTCCGGATATTGATACCCCCAATCATCCGGCATTATCGCACGCATTGTGTCTAACGTTAAAAGGGGGTGCGCCCCCTGAAACATTAAACCGCTTTCGCTTTGCGTTAAATCCGAATCTATCGCCTCCTTTGGGTTGTATGATTGCTCCCACCCACATACGTGTAATAACGCGTCTTGTATTTCTTTAAGTCTATACATAAGCCCAAATATAACCGCCGCAAGTCTTTTTTATTCCCTTGCAACATTTAATAATATTACTATCATTCAAACCCGTTTCCCGTTGTGCATCTTTTACGGATAAAAAGGTTTTTATTAAATCGCCACAAGCGGAATACATCGAAATTTCTTTCGCTCGTTGGTGCAATCCGCCTAATCGCCCCGTCATATATACGCCAATCTTTTTATGTAAGCGGGATTTTGTTATTGGATTATTACAATTTTCTTTTGCTGTCACCCAACGCAAGTTGTCCGCATGGTTATTGGCTCGGTCGCCGTCGATATGGGCAACACATGGTTTGTTTTCGGGATTGGGGACAAAAGCCGCCGCAACTAAACGATGAACGTTTATTGTTTTACGAATACCATCACATAACACTACAATGTTATAGCCCTGTTTATTTGGAACTATTTTAAGCAATTTTGTTTTATTGCGTATATTTCCGAAATTACTTATTTCGTAATTAGGGAAATCGTTTATTACTTTCCAAGTCTCCATATCAATGAATTAAAAAGGGGGTGGGGATAACCACCCCGTCCCCTCGGTTTAACAATTCGTTATGCTCCGGCGTTATACGCTCGCACCTCCGGCGGGAAATTCCGCTGCGTTGGTTACATATACCGGCATGCCTAATGGCTGGTCTACCGGACGTGCGGCAATTTCGGCCTTTATAATCGGGTTTGCTACTTTTGCAGCATCGCTGTTATAAGCTACCAAGAAAGCCACATCTACACTAAAGCCGAAATATTCCTTAACGGCACACGTCAAATCGGCAGTAGCATCGCCAGCAATTTGCGACTGGTCACCGACCGCCGTATAATAGTGTGAGCCGACCGGAAGATTAATATACGGCAAACGTACAACATCCCATTCATGGAAATTAGCGCGTGTCCGGCGTAACGCTTCACGGTCTACGCGAGTAAGTACGCCTACATTTCCATCGGCAACAGCGTAGAACGTTCCGTTTTTGCCTGCTTCGTTCGTTACGTTGTTCGTGTAGTGCAGTACTTTGTTGTCGTACTCCATACGCTTATTGACGTCGTTATATACGCCGTGTTGTGCAAGTTTACGTACAAGTGAATCTACACCGGCATTCCCGATAATGTGGATATATTCGGGGTAACAGTTTGCACGCATAATCGGGTTAATGTCGCCCAAAATCTCCGTTCCCATTTGCGTAGGCACTTCGATTGTGTTTCCTGTAACCGTATAATTAAGCTTGTCTTTAAACACTTGCGTCTTTCCGGCTTCCAATGATGCAACGGCGGCCTTATCCAAAGCGTCAGCAAGTGCACGCGTTGTTTTTTCCATCTTACGGAAGAAATCGTGCTCATAGCTGATTTCGTTGTTTGTATAAGCCGCCGGAACCATAGTAAATCCGATTGCGTATGTCGCCCAAACAATAGTATAAAGCGATGAAGTGTTTTCATCGTCTTGAATAACGCAGGAGCGAACGTTAGACACTTGTACATTTCCATCGTAATCAATTACGGGGATTTGTACGGTATTGCCAATAGAAGCGAATGCACGCTCACGCAATTTAGGCGAAATTATAGAGGTCGCCGAATCGGTTTGCTCTATAAAGAAATCAAGCGCGCCATACTCGCAGGGGCGGGTCATATTCCTATCAAATTCAAGGTTTTCTACCCGCCAATTTTGTAATCTTGTTGCTACTAAACTCATAATACTACTTTTTAAAATTGTTATCTAATAGGGTTGACCCGTTACCCCTGTTTGCTTTTTATGCCGTTTCCGGTAATGAAGAGATATTATTATCTTTCCAGGCTTGCGTCATAGCCGCGTCAAAATCAGCCGACCCAATAGTTAAACCTTGTGCTAAAAGATGGTTTGTGATAGCCTCATACGCTTCATTACGGCTTTTGGCTCCGCTCACATCTAATACGGTCTGATTTCCCGTTCCACCCGTACCGCCATGAGTGCCACCACCACCGGCCTGCCGACCTTCGTCTAAAACGCCCATAGTTTTCAACTCTTTTTGTAACAAGTCAGAGGCACCAAACGGGTTTAATTGATTGTTAGGGTTTCGCATAATGGCTCCGGTTTCGTCCTTAAACGCCAAAATTTTGCCGCCCTTGCCATCGTCGATATATTCGGGATTCATGCCCTTTATTTTTTCCGTGGCTTGCTGCAAAATTACGCGTGTAACGGCTTCCGGAAGTCCGGCTTTAAACTTAATACCGCCTGCGGCTGTTTGTAACTCGCTATCGATTTTAATCGCAAACAGTTCCTTTTTGTGCGCCTCTTGAATATCCGTGTACTTTGTATTCAATTCGTTGTACTGTGTAGTAATGTTTGCTAAATCGGCTTTTGCTTGTTTTAAAGCCTTTGCGGTTTCGGCATCTGCTGCCCCGTCTGCAATCGCTTTTTCAAGTCGCGCCTTTTCTTTTGTCAATGCGTCAATTTGCGATTTATAACCCGTTGCGGCCTCGGCATCGGCTTTCATTTCTGACATGACACGCTTTGCGTAATCGTATGTCTTTTCCGTTCCATTCTTTGCGATTCCGGATACGGTCAGAATGTCATTATCTAAAGCCCCGTATATTTCACCGGTTTTTTTTGCTATCACACTATTTTCGTCATTTTCCGACAAAGTTATGATAGCTTTAATTTGTTCTTCGGTTAATCCCGATAACTGTGCGTTTGCCGCTAAAATCTCTCTTGTTAACATAATCTTTCCCTTTGATTTAATTAAGTTCTACCGTCTTCAGCGTACCGGAATTAACATCCATGATTGCAACAGAATACTTCGGGGATTCTGCCGCAGTGGTGTCTACCATATAGCCCAATACTTTACCGTGATTAACTTTGTTTGCGGCTTCTGTCGATACTACAATAACATCGGTAATTGTTCCCACCTTGATGCAATCAATAAGCTTTTGTTTTGTAGTTTCGTTCATCGCAGCTAAAGCTCCGGTAATCTCGATAATCAAGTTATCTTGCTGTGCAATCTGTGCCATATCACTATAATTTAAAAATTAAACTTCTGTTTTCTCACTGTTTTTTAGGCCGACCAACACTCCGCGCAGTCTCTGTCTTTGCCGCGTTATTGTCTTTTTCCTCTTCTTCCGGCTCTTTTAATTTGCCTTCGGCCTTTAGTTCTTCCAATATTTGCGCTCTAATCGCTTGCCTTTCGGCCTCTTTTTCGGCTTCTGCTTTGGCTCGTTCTTCGGCGGCAATCCGTTCCCTATTGGCTTTTACAAATTGGTTAGGGTCGTGTAAAATATCAACGGTGTACCCCTGTTTGCGGAGGTTGTGTAGTCCGAACGTCTCAAAGAATTTCTTTCCGAAAACTTGGATACGCGGTTTTGATAGCCTTTCGCCGGTCTCCGGATTGAATTTCTTGATTTCAATCCTACAATGGTACATGTTTCTTTCATTTGACGGACAAATAAAGTTTTCAGGCGTTACCTCCAATATCCCAACGTCCTTAATTCGTCCCGTTTCTGTTTTCACTTGCATAGTCATACATCTTTTTAGTTATTATATCTATTTTCTTACTAAACGGTATTAAGCTTCCAAACTCTAATACGTTTGTATTCTCACGTTCAAAGCGTCGTACAAAGTTAGCAAAATTTAATTTAACCCTTAAATCATCTTCGCTAATAAGTTGTTTTTCAAACAGTGTTAACGCTTCCTCACGTGTTAAATGCCTATACGGCTCCAATTCCGACAAAATAAGCATCCTTTGTAACTGTAAGGGGTCATTCCTATACTCTGTTTCGATTATCTGATTTTGTAACGCGTCTAACTCGCCTTCGCTCGCTCCGCTTTCCTTTGCCACCTTATAACGTTCCCTTAGTTCTGTGACATCATACAGATAAAACTCAGTACCTAAATTTACCTTTGCAGAAACAAACATATTTCCATAACGTAACCGGCATACCGTTTCATCAACAAACTGCTGCGCAGCCTCAAAACCTTTCTTTATCCGGTTTAAGATGGTGCTTTGGCTTTCAAAATTAGCCCTTATTTGCTGTTCGTTCAATGCTTCGCGGGTCGTTATTTCCTCATTTGTGCCGACAATAGCAGTAATTATATTCGTTCGGAGTCTCTCATCCTCACTTACGTTATAATCTAAACTATTACGGTCAACTGTCAGAATCTGTACGGGGTTTCTTAAATCCGGTTGGTTTTCGCCGTCCGGTATTGGTATCTCTACAAAAGAACCGGCACCTGCTATATGCTTATCGCCACATTTCGGGCAACGCATTAATAAACCGGACATATCTAATTTGTAGTGCCCTTGTTTGTCCTTCAAGAAACCGCCGTCGCAATAGTCTCCGCTTTGGTCGTCCACAAAATCACAGTTTTGCTCATAGCCTGAATATATCGGATATGAACCGTATAAGTCTAAATGTCGCTTAGATATGTGGAAGAAAAGGTACCAATCTAAAGCCTCTAATTCCTTTGTTAACGGCGAAATCTTTATATCGGGGTCTGCTAAGTTTATAGATTCATTCCAAAAGAAACGAGCCGGGCAATACCCTAAATCATGCGCATTTTCAATTATCAAAGTTCCGATATTATTGTTTTTCCCTTCAAACACTCTATATCTTTCATCATCAATAACCGCAATACGTTCCCCCTCCTGCCTGAATATAATCCATTTCATTAGGCCGGTCGAGGCATCGACTTCATACGTAATAACATCAGCAATAGGCAACCAATAGAAATACGGCGTAGGATACCCCGAATCATTCTTTTCGGCAGGCATGTCTACAATAAGGACGCTATTTATTTCAGTCTTGAAAAATTCCCATCCTTTCCCCGACCAAATTTCCGGCTCATGCAGAACTTCCTGACGATAATACTCCCAGTCGTCACGCTGTTCAGTATTCATAAACTGATAGTTAAACGCAGGGTTTCGCCCGTCAAAGATTCTGCTTAGCTTATCAAAACAAATTCCCGTTATCTCGTTAGTTTTAACGGGATAACGGAATAATGTTTTAAATATCTTGAATTTATCATTCGGTATAAGGTTTTGGACAAAAGCCAAAAAGTCAGTAACGGGGCCGCATAGATTAGGCGTTAACGCTGTTTGTGCGTGGAACCTTATACGGCTTTGATGGAATAACGCCCTATTGATTACTTGGCGTTTCTTCGGCTCTGTTATCTGCTTTTTTATCTCGCTTATGTCTAATCCCATTTTCCTTAGTAAATTCAAAGGTTGAATCTTTCGGAAGCTCCCATCCGCCATTATTAGGCATCATTAAAAGCCTCTCCGCGTGTGCTATCTCAAAATCCTCCGACATGTTGTATTTTGGACAACATAACCGGACTTTCGTAGACTTTCCCATTATCCTGCCGGTTTTAGGTCTGTCAAAGGATTAAATTCGGGGGCGATAATTACCAAATCATCCGACCAGTTAGGCAAGAAGCTCCATTGTATCGCGTTGCTGTCTGGGGCTTCTAAGCCGCCTAATGTTTTGTCACCGATAAACAAAGCGCGAATAGGAATCGGATAAAATTTCGTTGCTACCGCTGTGTCTTTAATTGCACCGATTGCTCCGTTTTCATCAAACAGAAATACGCCCAAATTATCCGCCCAGCTTTCGCACTGGAGTTCCTTCAAAGCCTTTATGATGTTTTGGGGCGATTTACGGATAACACCGGTAAACGGCGTAACCTCACGGCCGATAATTTCTTCTACACCGCCTAACGTGTCATTGCCACCGCCATAAGTACGAGGCGCGCCACCTTCTGCCGTCGGTGCCTGAATATAGGGCGAAATAGCAATCTTTGTACTATCATTAGCCGAAATAAAGCCAGTCCACGAAGCAAGCGCCTTAATATCCTTCTTTGGCTCTGCTGCGCTATCAAAAGCATTTTTAGTTCCATTTTCTTTTACGAGGCGTTGAAATGCAACCTTTTGAATCTGACCGAAACTTTCTACACAATTTGCAACGGGTATTGTAGGAATCGCCGCTGCTGCTGGACATTCGCAAATCATAATCAATCTTTTTTTGTTAATACTAATTTGATAAATTCTCCTTTAGGATGTGCCATATACTTCTACATAGGCAAAGGTATAAAAAAAGCTTTATTTACCTACATATTAACGGCTTAATTTTATATATTTGTCAATTTCGTACCTTTACGCCCCTATTTCCGTGCGCATAAGAGCGAGTATTACCGTTCATTAATTCTTTTTCATATATACCGGTTAATCCGTCCTCTATATCATCATGTGCATTTGCGGAGAAATCCCGTAGAAACGTTGTCACATGATTATATATATCTTTATACCGCGTTTCCCACCCAAAAGGCATAATTATCTGCGCGTTAACCATAGCACTATTTGTAATAATCCGGCTTTCTTTGTTTCCACCTTGATAAAAGGCTTCCGTAATTGCGCGTACTTTCTTGGTCACTAACTTTTCAAAACCGGCACCGCCGTTATTACTTTCTATCCATGCCTTTTGCGTCCCATTACGGTTGATCATGGCCGGAATAGTCACAGCCGTTACCTCCGTATTTTCTTGCGTGTATTCCATATCCGTAATGAGAGCGTATAAAATAGGCTCCCATCGCCGGAGCTTTTCATTGAATACCTCGTTTCCGCTCATATATATATCATAACATGCCGAAAATGTGTAATCGTCCCCTTCGTCGGCCACGTCGGTATAATTGCCGGAACGTACATAAGTACCCCAATCTTTTTTTTCTATCCATGTTTTGAATGAATGTTGATATAAGCGACCCTCCGCGCTTCCGGGGTTTCCTTGGTACAAGCACTGAAATTGTACGGGGTCTAAAGCCTTTTGACCCTCTAATTTTAACCGGCTATGTCTATTTTCCCATAAAGCCTCCCCGGGTTGCCGTGGGTCTATCTCTGTGGGGGCACTCGTTTTCAATGCTTCAAAGTTTATACGTGCCCATGCGCCAGGCGGTATATTCGCAACATCTTCCCACGTTTTTATATCTATGACCTTTTCTCCGCTTTTTTCGATTCGGCCTATTAAATCATCATCATGCCAACGAGTGAAAACGATTAGTTCCTGCGATTCATTATGTAAACGCGTCCTTACTACTGTTGTGTACCATTTCCACGCCGCATTACGAACTATTGGACTATTCCCTTCCGAATAGTCTTTATATACATCGTCCAATATAGAAATATCCACCGTTTTAGAAGTCAAAGAGCCTCCGCGCCCGACAACGCGAAGACTTCCTTTCTTTCCGACCATCTCTATAACATCGCTATTTCGTAAGTACGTGTTAGCCATTGTAACGACATTAGACCCATTTAGAAACGTATTAGGGAATAATTTTCTATATTCCGGCGTATCGATTATCCTTTGAACGTCTCTATTAAAGTCTCTGGCTATTGTTGCCGCATACGAACCGATACATATTTTTTTATTGGGGTCCAATCCTAATATAAAGGCCGGAGTCATTCGGCTTGAGCCTTCGCTGTTATGCGTAGGTACGAAATTACGACCAACTAAATAAATTCCGTCTTCTACCTGAATACAATTACCATACGCTTTATGTTTTATAGGCTCTATGCTTATAACAGACCGTCTTCGTTTTCTACTTTTAATTACTATACGTTTTCTCGCAACCCTTGTAGGGTATTCGGTAGAGGGGTTGAAGCACAACTGATATACAACTTTTTTGCCTACAACTCCGCTACTTGATACACGAGGGGGGAAACTTGTAATAACGACACTTTCGCCTAAACTCCGCAATATCAAAGCCGACCGGTCTATTATATCCTTATTCGTGTTGCTTATTGTTACACGTCCGTTTTTCTGATATACATACCCGTCCGTATCAATCAATCCGGCAATAACTTGCTTTCTTGTTTCTATGGAATTAAATACAAATTCATCCCCTATATGCTTTTTATTTATATAACCGGTTTCTTTTAATGCCTTATAAAGTTCGCCCGAATAAAAAACGCGCGTTGTTGTTCCTTTAAGCTCATGGAATTTATAAGCACCATTATTAATTATTTCCGTGTCATTATTCCCTATATGAATACACCCTTTTTTTATGCACCCATCCCCAAGCCATGCGCCAAATAAGTACGGGTCTATTCCGGTTTCCCTATCATTGAATTTTACACACACATTAGCATCAACTTGGTATTTATAGCGTGAACCTCTCTTCCCGTCTCCCTTATATAACTTTCCTTCCTGATATATTTGTTTTGTTTCTACTTTTTCCCATTTATGTTTTGTTCGATTATATACTACCCATTCATGATTACCGTGGCATTCTATTTTAGAGCCATCAGAAAACAAAACCACATATTCGGGTTTAGCTTTAGGCGACACCCATAAAACCTTTTTAGGCATGCCGTCCCTTCCTAATACATAATCTCCTACTTTTAAATCCCCATGCTTAACAAACCCATTAGGGGTAGGAACTTCCTCATTATCAGACAAAAGCTTGCCATGCTGAGGGGGCGCCTGCACTATCATTTTTCGTATTAACCCGTGCGCAAACATATCCAACAACGTATAATATACTACGTGGAAAGGCTCTAATACTAAATCCGGCTGTATGTATCTTGCAAAGTTAATTAGACGCTTTCGACCGGCCTCTAATACAAAAAGCTCTGAATTGTCTTTTATTGCAGAATACATCTTTAATAATTCGTCCTTTTTCATTTCTTGTAATACCTCCCTTTCTTTGTGGTATGTTCCCAAACAGCGGCATAACTAACCCCCATTTCTATGGCCTGCTCCTTAATCGACATTTTGCTATATTTGGGGTTATGATACTCTTTAGGGTCTATTTGTTTTCTCATAAGCCCCAATGATTTTGCCTTCTGATATATTCCGCGCTTGGTATGACGGGGTATTTTCTTTGAAATCTCATCTATTGTGCTGACTCCGTACTCATCCCGTAGTATTTGCACCTCTATTCTATGCCATGTTTCATGCGTCACGGCCTTTTTTACCTTTATTTGTTCCATAATTTCATAATATTAAATATTTTTCTTTCGGCTGATTTATAATTACTTAGTCTCACATAGCTCCGCGGGCGGATAAAAACCGTTTGTTAAATCTTTTTTAGGCTCAAATCGGTAACAAGCACGTTCACTTCTAACCATATATTCATTTGTGAAATGACATCTTACACAAATCGGCCGGCCTAATAAGTCATAATGTCTATGGTTATCAGTAATCCACTGCCCGAAACGGCATTCTCCGCAATGATACGCCTTCTTATTCTCCGTCTTCTTCTGTTTCCTTATCGCCATTCTTTTCTATCATTAAACGTTCATATTCCGCGTTTTGTAATTTGTCGGCTATGACAAATAACATATCATTCGGTATTACTGAAATATCATATTTCGGACCACTTGAATCTACCGATACGTTGACATTCGGCAGGTCTACCTTTACCGGAGCATCCAATCCCAACAATTTAGCGCGTCTTTGTTGAACGGACAAAACCAACTCTAAGTAACGCGGATTTCCGGCAAAGGTTTCACTTCTCTCCTTTTTTAGTCCTGATTGCCGTATCTTACTAACTATGCGCTTTTTAGACCTTTCCCACGCGTCCCATAATTCGGCCTCTATTTTATCAAGCTTAGAAAGCTCTTTTGTTATATATAGGTCTATGTTTTCTTCATGCTCACGTTTCCAATTAATCAAAAGCTGCTTTAAATCCTTGTACACTCGCATAGGAGGGACAATAGCGTAATCTAATCCCATTTTTGCGTTGCGCTGGTTTAATAAATCGGATATTTGTCTATATGAATAGCCCCTCAAAAACAAGTCAGTACAAAATACTAAATCATTCTCGCGTTGTTCGGGGGTACGTCTATACCCATGCCTTAACCGTCTTAGTGGTTTATCTGTTATTTCTGTCATGATGTGTATTTTGTTTTATCCAATATGTAGTTTTCTTGTCCTTTCTACTAAACGTATCACAGTGAAGGCTAATCGTTGGGCAGTCCTCTGCGGAAATCACACAAACGCAGCATCTTTTGCCCATTCGTTTCAACTCCTGTGAGCATTGCACGCATTTTATTACGTCCCCTTTATAAATGGCACGTTCGCCTACCCTATACTCCTTCCTTGCATCAAACTTTTCCGGCCTGCTTATTCTCATGGTCTAATACACTTTTCATAATATCATAATACCCTTTTTTATCTAAGAAAATACGTTGAGGATACGGTATTATTTCCCCCTCCATAAAGGGTATATTATCTATGCCTAATTTCCCCTTTACAGGCACTTCTATAACTTTACGGGGGTTACGCATCATCCAACCGTAACCGGACTTTATTTCCGCTCGTTTTTTTATTGGAATACGTGTACATAACCAATCGTCCTCCGTGAAATCCTCAATCCGTTTAACGTCATACAGTTCTACCAAACCCAAAGCCGCACCACTTATCAAATGAGGATATACAGGTTTTGCCGAAGAACATATAAGAAGGTCTCCTCTATAATGTGTGTTACGGCTTCTAACCTCAATACTTTTAATGCCATAATTTACTCCGTCTTCCTGGTAGGCAACCGTTACGAGGTCATTTGCATACGGTTGTTTTACTGTTAACGCCTTATATATATCATAGGATTCATACTCTGCCATAATAAACCTCCTTTCTTAGAATGGTAAATCGTCATTTGGGTTATTATGCCCGTTACTTGGTGCCATTTCCGGCTCCGGTGTAGGTGGCTTATTTTCGTCTCTCTTGGGGGTTAATAATTCCATGCTATAACCATACACCTCCGTAATATATCGGGTTATTCCTTGCGCGTCCTGATAGCTGCGTGTCCTTAACTCGCCTTCTATATACACTTTGGTGCCTTTGTTTATATAGTTATTCGCTACATCGGCCAACCCATTTTGTAATACGATATTATGCCATTCGGTTTTATCAGGTATTACCGTTCCGTCTTTCGCGGTATATCCTTTCTTTGTTGTTGCAATACTGAACTGCGCAACCCTACCGCCGTTCTCAAACTGTTTGTAATCCGGCTTCCTTCCGGAATTACCTATTAACATAACCTTATTTAAACTCATAACACAGCAGATATTATAGCATACATTAGACTATAAACAGCCCATATATATGCGGCAATAGTAAATACACAAAATCCAATAAACGTAACCTTATACGCTGTTCTCGTTTTAATCTTCATATCATTTAAATTTTATACAGTCAAACAAATACTCTTTTTTCATATCAGACCATCCTGCGTTGTCATTTAACGCCCTACGGTCAGCATCAAACACGAACTCACATATAAACCCTCCGGTTTCGATGGGTTTTATTATGCGGACTAATTTACCCACAATTAGAAAACGCTGTTTGTAGTAGCTACTATTTTCACTTATAAAAGCTATCCGGCGAACCGCATTTAATTCAGGCTGTTTTTTGATTTCCGGCCTTTTTTCCTTTTGGTGGTATGTTTGTACCCTATTAAAGTCGCGACGCATAGAATCGCGTGAAATAGCCCTAAAATCCGTTTCTCTTTTTTTAAGTCTCATTTATACAAAGATAGATATTCTTTTTTCATTAAATCGATTAGCATACAGTTTCCCGGATATATTCGCATTCTTTCACGGTCGCCGTTTTCCCACCGGCTATGAGCCTCAAAACACAGTATATTTATATTTCGTGGGTCTGTTGCCATTTCAGGATACGCGCCACGGGTTAATATGTGCGAACAATATACGGCAGAATAATTATATAACGGCCTTAATGTCTCTTCGCAATAATGCGGTTTATTCGCCCAAATCCAACGGAAAAACTTTTCATTTGCTTTCATCGTATCAATAACGCCACGCCCGAAAAGCTCCGTTTGTATCTCTATGCGTAACCTTATATCCATTTTGAAATGTTTGTAATCTAAGAGAGGCTTAAAGCCCCTCTTAGTTGCGTAGTCATATTCTTCGCGGTCTCTAATCTGAATCATTTTTAATAATCTTCTTCTGTATCGTCGTCCTCTTCTTCCGGCTCTGTGTCGTCCGCCTGATATGTTTCAGCGTAGGCCTCCGGAGTTGGCTCTCCGTCCTCGCCAAACAATGATAATTGCGCCCGTTTCCCTTTAAACAGGAACAAATAAACTTCGCTTTCGATTTCGGAAAGAATATCTTCCAATTCTTCCTCAAACCCGAAACTAACAGAGCTTAATTTAATGCGTGGACTATTAATGGCCGTTTTCATGTTATTATAGACGGTATATAACCCCGTAAGAATAACACCTACATTATCATCCTGCCCACTCAAAGACACGCCGCGAACCTCTATATTTTTAAGAACCTCATCGGCATAACCACGCGCAAAATCCTGCTGTTTTTTGTTAGCCTTGAAATCCGTAGATTC